GGCCTGTACAAGGGCCCCCTGCACCTCGCCTTCATGGCTCTGCCAATGCCTTTTGGCGTCCTGGTTCACACCGTGTACAATTACGGAGCGTACCTCAACAACACGCAACTGGCCTATGGTTCCGGCGTTGCGTTGTGGCCGTGGGTTGTCCTCCTCGTCCTGGTCATCAATTTCTGCTGGCGGGCCGCCCCCGTTCTCCTCAAGGGCGGCAAACTCCGTGGCTTCAAGTGGCGCCAGGTCAGCGAACCGCCGCACCACATGTGGCCGCGCTTGTACGGCTACAGCACCCTCCCCCTCGGATCCCGCTGGGTGCCCCAGCCCGACATCACCGTCGACAATTTGCCTGCACCCTACCGCAAATTCGCCCGCGTCGAGGAGACCGAGCGGCCCGTGCTGGGACACAAGGAGGCTTGCGTGGAAGTTCTTGGCTGGGCCTACCGGCACCGTGGCCCCACCGCGAACGCCAGCAACAGCGACAACGAGCTCAATTGCCTTAATCGCATCCTGGGCGTGGCCCCTGGCATTGCGCCCGACTACGCCATCCTGAAGCGCGCTTGGGTTAACCACTATCGCGATGTGCTGTTCGACCTTCGCAGGTGGAAAGGCAAGTGGCCACAGCTAGTACCGCTAGAGGAAGACGCGTGGATCGCCACCCAAAAGGACCGCGCCACATTGCTGTACGCGCGGTCCCTGCTGCAGCACAACCCTAAGGCTCTGTCGTCGCTCTTCCGGCGTAGCATCTTTATCAAGCGCGAGGTCGCGCTCAGTGATACGGTGGAGGGTCGCAACCCTAAGGACAACCGCGGCATCCAAGGCGCGCAGCCAGAGTGGCGCCTCCAGGTCGGTCCTGCCGCCGCGGCCTTCCAGTCATGGCTCAAACTTGCGTGGAATGCTGATTGGTGGATCGTGTTCCTTTGCGGCCTCCCCGCGGAAGCCATCGGATACGCCTTCCAACGCGCTCGCCGCCTCGGACTGGGCGACGATGACATCAGCCGCATGGATATGTGCGTTGATCCGACCGACGATGAGATGATGATCGACATCATCAGCTGGTTGGGGCTTGGACAGCATGCACCCTACGACCTCACTGTCGCCCAACTCCACAGGGGCATGATCAACGTGAATGCCATGACCGCCAGCGGCACCTACGTGTTCAGCCCCGGCGGACGCCGGTCGGGCGACCCTACCACCACCTCCTTCAACACCCCCCTGCCGATGCTGGGCTACGCCTTCGACTTCTGCATGGCCCGGCGCACAGACCCCGT